ACTCTGGCCGCCGCGCGCGCGGTCGACGCGCAGTGGCTGCTGCGCATGCTGGTCGCCCGCCGCCTGCGCTTCATGACGGACCTCAGGACGTGGGGCGCGTTCGGCCAAGGCTGGGCACGTCGCATCGCGCACGTCCTGACCGTCTGACCCCACCTTCCTGAGCAAGACCATGGCGCAAGAGCTGCCACCCCCGCCGCCGAAGAAGGGCGCCGGCCGCCCGCCGAAGGAGGCGCTCGAGAAGGTCGACTGGCCCGCCATCCGGGCCGCCTACGAGATGGGCGCGGCGACCAAGACCGAACTGTCGAAGACTTTCGGCGTCGCGGTGCGCACGATCGACCGGCACATCGAAGCCGAGGGCTGGGTCAGCGAGATGACGCTGCGCCAAGTGCGCACGCAGACCGCCGCCGAGCTGATCCGAACGGATCCGACGACCACCGCGGTCACGGCCGCCGACATCAAGTCTGCGGCGCAGGCCAACGCCAGCATCATCCGCACGCACCGCGCGATGATCGAGCGTGCGCGCAAGACCGTCGAGACGCTGCAGGAGCAACTGCAGGTGGTGGTCGAGGGACGCGACGAGTTGAAGCGCCTGGTCGACGAGGGCGGCGTGCCGCAGGCGCTGGCCAAGATCGTGGTCGCCGCGATGTCGATTGCGAGCAACTCGGGCATCGCAAAGGAACTGGCCAACGCGATGAAGGTGCTGGTCGAGCTCGAGCGCCGCGCCCACAACATCGCCGACGACGACCCCGGCGAGGACAACAAGCGCCTGCCGCAAGGCGACGTGCCCTGGGACCGCGCGGCCGAGGTCTACCGGCGGATGCTGTGAGCGCGCGCGACGACCTGGACTGGCAGAACCCCGACTACGACAGCGTCTTCAAGGCGCGTGCCGAGCGTCTGGCGCGCATCCTGCGCGAGGCCGAGCGCGACGCAACGGTCATCCCGGCGCTCAAGGCCTACTACCGCGAGCGGCCGGTCGACTTCATCTGCGACTGGGGCATGACCTTCGACCCTAGGAACGCGGAGATCGGCCAGCCGTCCGACATCCCGTTCCTGCTGTTCCCGAAGCAGGTCGAGTTCATCGAATGGGCGGTCTCAGGCTGGCGCAACCGCGAGAACGGGCTGGTCGAGAAGAGCCGCGACATGGGCGCGACGTGGCTGGCGGTCGGCATTGCGGTCTGGATGTGGGTCTTCCACCCGGGCACGGTCGTCGGATTCGGCTCGAGGAAAGAAGAGTATGTCGACAAGATCGGCGACATGAAGGCAATCTTCCCGAAGATCCGCTTCTTCATCGCCGGCCTGCCGCGCGAGTTTCGGCCGGCGGGCTTCCAGATGGATAAGCACGCCCCGTTCATGCGGATCTTCAACCCGGAGACCGGCTCGCAGATCGTGGGCGAGGCTGGCGACTCAATCGGGCGGGGTGCTCGAGCGTCGATGTACTTTGTCGACGAAAGCGCGTTCCTTGAGCGCCCGCAACTCGCCGACTCCGCGCTGTCGCAGACCACGAACTGCCGGATGGACATCTCGACGCCGAACGGCGAATCGAACCCGTTCGCGGCCAAGCGCTTCTCAGGGAAGGCGAACGTCTTCACGCTGCACTGGAGCGACCACCCGGCCAAGACCAAGGAGTGGTACGAGGAGCAGAAGCGCAAGATCGACGATCCGGTCGTGATCGCCCAAGAGCTCGACATCGACTACAAGGCCTCGGCGACCGACCAGTTCATCCGCGGCGACCTGATCGACGAGGCCCAGCGCTTGGATGCGTCGACCGTCGAGCCCACCGGCCCGCTGAAGCTAGGCATCGACGTGGCCCGCTTCGGGTCGAACAAGACCGTCTTCGCGCTGCGCCGCGGCCGGGTGGTCTTCTGGGTCAAGGAGTTTAACCAACGCGACACGATGGAGGTGGTGGCGCTGGCCAAGGACGAGATCGAGAGCATGCCCAAGCCGCCCGACCAAGTCGCGATCGACGCGATCGGGGTGGGCGCCGGCGTCTACGACCGGCTGCGCCAGCTCCTGCCGGCCATCAACGTGGTCTCGGTCACCTCGTCCGAGAACCCCGGCAACGACCGCGACTACAACCTGCGCGCCAAGATGTGGCGCGACATGCGCGACTGGCTCAAGGACAAGCCCGCGGTGCTGCCGGCGGACCGCGAGATCAAGATGCAACTCACCGGGCCCCGCTACAGCTACCGCAAGGATCTGCTGCTGATCGAGGGCAAGGAAGACATGGAGAAGCGCGGGGTGCAGTCGCCCGACAAGGCCGACGCGATCGCGCTGACCTTCGCGCATCCGGCCGCTGAACGGACGGAACGGGCGAGGCGCGAGCGCAACTGGCGAACGGCCTAGCGCACACCCCCGGGGTCTGATACACCCGCGCACGTCCAGAATCCAGGAAGGCGCGCCCATGTCCGTCCAAACCCTTCTCGACACCACCGTCGCCGCGACCGGCAAACCGCTTGAGTTGGGTCTCCTGCGGCCCAATGACCTCGAGGGCCGCCCACCCGCCTTCCAGGCCACGGTGGTCGGCACGGGGTCTGTGAGCGCCACCGTCATCATCGAGGCCGGCAACGACCAGGTGGGCTGGATCGCGCTCGACACCATGACGCTGTCGGGCACGGGCGTCGCGTCGGACGGCTTCTCGCTGGACGCGGCCTGGGGCTTTGTGCGCGCCCGCTGCACCGCGGTCACCGGGGCCGGCGCGCGCGTGCTGGCCACTGTCGGCGTGTAATCGTGAGCAGCAAGAGCCTTGCAGACCGGCGGGGCGTGCTGCTGCCGTTGCCCATTGCGGCATCTGCCGGCACAACCGCGCTTGACGCGATCGTCCAGCACCGCACGGGCACCAAGGCGGAGATCGCGGCGATCGTCGATGCGCCGGTAGGAGAGATCGCAGCGCCGACCGATGAGGCGTCGCTGATGGTCCGCAGGGCTGGCAGCTGGGTCACGGTCGGTGGGTCGGGTGGCGGCGGAGCCACCCAGATTGTAGACACGACCGGGACGGTAACCGGCGCAATTGCGGCAACCGTCGCAGACAATGCCACTGCTGTCCACGTCAAGATCCCTGACGTTTCTTCCGCTGACATCACGCTAACTCTTCCTGCGGCGGCGACCGTCGGAACTGTGATTTCCTTCACCGGAGACGCGCTGCTCGCGGCCAACAAGACGGTCGCAATCAATTCCCCGACCGCCGACCCATTCACGGGCTTGATGCTGGTCACCGCGTTTAACCCTGTGGAGCGGGTTACGGTCGGGCTGGTGCAGATCGCAGATTTTTCTACAACTGGACCGGCGTTGTCTTGGGTCGTTTTGGAGCGAGAGCAGCTTGTCGCGCTGGTCGATGATGTGGCGATCAACGAAGGAAATGTTCCGTTCTCTGACAACTCGTTCGGACTGGCCGGTGGCATTGTTCGCGGCGTTTCGCCCAGTACTTCGGCGGCCATAGGCAAGGGGGCAATTGCTTTCGCCTCGCGATCTCTGGCAATCGGGCCTGACGCTCAAGTCGGGAACAGCATCGGCAACGGCAGCGGAACTTTGGCCGTTGGTACTCACGGCGGATCGGGCGCGACCACCGCGATGCCGAATTCGATGAAGGTTCTGTACGACAACAGCATCGGGATCGGAACCCCGAACGAAGACAATCGCGAGACAACCTACCTGCGCGTCGGGTCGCACGGTGTCGCGCACAATTTCACCTTGCGTCGCACCTCGGTCGGTGCTGCTGCCACGGAACTGTTTCTGTTTGGAACCTCTTTTAACAATGTGTCCAGTCCTACCGGGACGAGTTCTTCCAATCGGTTCACGTTCGTCCGCAACGGGATCTACACCTTCGAGATGGACGGAATAGTCCGCATTCCGGGCACCGCGAATGCGTACTTCATTCAAAAACGGTTTTCGGTCTTGAAAGACGCTACGGCCGGAGTGGCGATCATCGGGACGCCGGAAGTCATCGGGGCGCCTCAGAAAAACGGCTTCCCCGCGAACATTACAGCAGACCCGTTCTCGTTCTCTCTTGGCGGTACAGGCAACGTCAATCTAATCTGCACGTTTGACGCTCAGGCGGCGACAGACGGCAACATGACGGTGCAAGCTTGCTTCCGTGGCTTTATCGCGCTGGCCTAAGTCATGCCGACAGTCATCAACTTCAGCGCGGCTGGCGCTCGGTTCAAGACCGACCCCGCGCCATTAACGACGGTCACCTACGACACGACGTCGAACGCGGTCACCGCGACTGACGGCGGGCTCGATATCGACCGGGTCATCACGTCAACTCAGACGGTTTCGTCTCGCGCGACTGTCGAGACGACCGAGAACGGCGCGCGGTGCCCGTTCGCGGCGGCGCAGGACACGCGGTTCACGATTGACCAGACGACCGGACGCGTGATCCCGACGGTTGCGGCGTCAACCGGTGCGTTCCTTACGGCTCCGGTCGTGATGCAGGCCCCGAAAGCCGGGCGGATCAGCGTGCCGGTCGCTGTGCGCGCTGCGATGGTCGAGACTGGCCGCACGTATCCGGTTCGCGCTGGCACGGTTGCCGAACACGTCGAGGCGGCAATCGCCGCGCTGGTGCAGGGCAAGACGGCCGGCGACGCGACGCAAGCCCTGTATTCGAGCAACAACTACAACACCGGCTTTCCGGCCGTTACGCGCAACGCCAGCTTGTTCTGCGGCGCGCTCGATTGGACCGGGATGTCGGCAATCAGTTGGGACGGCGACAGCCTCGGGTCGGCCAGTGCGTCGCCCGCGCACCTCATCAGCCCGCGTCATGCGATCACCGCGTACCACTACACGCGTGATTCCGCAGACACCTATGTGTTCGTCGGCGCCGACGGCACGCTCCACTCGCGCACGAAGCTGGCCGGGCGCGTGCAGATTGGGGCGAGCGACGTCTGTCTTATTACCTTGAGCGCAGACCTGCCCGTGACCGGCGCGGCGCGCGTGACCCCGTTTCGGCTTCTGCCGCAGGACTTCACGGCGTACCTGTCGCCGGGCTACTACCGGATGGCCGACGGCTCTCGCGCACTGAACGGCGGAATGATCCACACGCTCAAGCGCAAGCGCCGACCGGTCGTGGCTTCGTTTGACACGATTGGAGTCGCGCCTCTGTACCTTGCCGATCAGGCCAGCGTTACTTGGCGGGCAGTTTCGCAAGCCGCGCCTTCGCGGTCGACGCTTTACCCGGCTTGGGACCGGACGTGGATCTCTGGCGACTCGGGCTCGGGGGTGTTCCTGCCGATTCGCGGCGAATTGGTTCTTGTGATGACCGGCGCGGACGTTCTTGAAAACGGCCCGTCTCCGTCGCGCGATTTACCCGCTTTGCGCGCGGCTATGCAATCTACAGTGCCTGGATCAACGGCGCAGTGGCCGAGGATCGTCGACTTGACCGAATTCACGAGGCTGTAGCTATGAGCAGCAAGAGCGTCGCTGATCGGAGGGGGGTGCTGCTGCCTGCTGCAGGGCTGGCCACAGACAGCGCGGGAAATGCAAACAGCGTGCCGCGCCCAGACGGCACGCTGGCCCCTGCCACGGGCATCTTCGTGCCCGCCAGCGGAGACACCACCGGCGTTACCGACACCGCCGCGCTAAACGCCGCGCTCGCGCTCGCCGGGCAGTACGCGACTGCGAAGACACGCACCGTCCGCTTGGCGCGGGCAGACTACTACGTCAACGGCCCCGTCCGCGTTCCGGCGCGGGTGCAGCTCATCGGAGACGGCGGCGGCTCGACCGAGTACGGCACCGTGATCTGGGCTGTGACCACGGCTGCGTGGCCGCAGTATCGCGGCGTCCTCGAGACATCCAACTACGGCGACTATGGCGGCGCGGCCGACTACTGGCACGCCGGTGCGATGGTCGACCTGGAAGTGAGGCCGGTCAACATCAATTCGGCCAATCGGCCCGAGTACATGGTCGTGGCCTTCGGGATGGGCGAGCATTCAACGCTGCGCCGCGTGTCGGCCTGGAACGCAAAGAAGTCCGGGATTCTCTTGGCCGGCTACGCGGCGCCTGGCACGCTGGAGCACTGCTCGGCGTGGAGCTGCGCCGAGTACGGCCTGCTCTTCTCCACGCACGCAGACCCCGCGTACCCGGCAACCGGGGTCGAGAACAGGACGCAAAACGGCGGCTCTTACCGGATTGAACTGAGCGGCGACGGAAACGTCTTTGGGCACATCCACGCCACGGGCGTGCAGATTGTCGACCTGACGGGCTTGAAATCGGAACTGAACAATCCGGTCATCCGCATCTCGGGGAGCGGGTTCGGGTCGGCGCGGCAGCGATGGAGCATTACCGGCTATCGTTCCGAGCATGGTGTCGTTGCGGCCACGCGGAACTTCATCGAAATCGCCGGGACTGCGCGACCGCAGATCTTCATCGGCGCGGGCGCCTGCTACAACGCGATCAATCTGATCTCGGATGCGGTCACGGGCAAGACGGTCGCCGCCAACGCAGCGGGCAAGATGCTGCTGTACGACACGTCCTACGACGTGGAGGTGGTCTCGGCTAGCACTCAGGTCGGGACCGACCTCACGGTCCGAGGTGTCGGAGCCAGCAACTCTACGGTCACGCAGATTCACGACCAGCAGGCCGGCTATCAGACGCGCGGCCTGCTGGCGTACTCCGGCGAGTTCTACCAATTCCAGACGGGCACAGCGAACAACCCGGTGTGGTCGGTCGACGACCCGTCGGGCGCGCGGTTCAACCTGTACACCCGGAACGCTGCAAACACCGCGATGGAGAAGTGCGTGCTGCTCGACGGCGGCGGCATTCGCATCGCAACGGCGACGCAGAAGATCGGCTTTTTCGGCGCGACGACGGTGGTCAAGCCGACGGTGACGGGTTCCCGCGGGGGCAATGCCGCGCTGGCCAGCCTGCTGACCCAGCTTGCGGCGCTGGGCCTTGTGACCGACAGCTCCAGCGCTTGACCTAGCCCCTAGCCGCCGCGGCGCGAGTCTGATACACCCGCGCCCGCCATGCCCACCACACCTGTCCTCCTGGCCCCCTCCGGGGTTCCGATGCGCCGTCTGGGCGGCGACGCCGCGTGGCGCCAGTACGAGACCCGGGGGTTCGTCGTCTCGATCGAGTGGGACGAGGACGGCGAGCCGATGGTCGTCCTGTGGAGCGCCACTGGCGACCTGAACCGCGGCGCTTGGGGCGTGTGCCTGTCGGCCTTCCCGGTGCTCACCGGTGTCGACGGCAAACCCACCCGAGAGGGTATGCACATGGTCGCGCGCGGGCTTGCGCGCATGGGGCGCGAGGTCGAGCCGCGCAACGTCATCACGCTCTTCGACGTCGTGCTGGACGCCTACGGGCACCTAGTGCGCACCCCTCCGAAGCGCGTCACCAAGGACACCGGCATGTTCGATGCAGTCGCCACCATCAACGGCGAGACCCTCCACGAGCGGTCGATCTGACCATGGCCAGCGCCTCGCCCAAGAGGGCCAACGAAGAGACGATCCTGCTCTCCCAGCTCAAGTCCTGGCGCGACCAGGAACTGTCGCGCCAGAGCGCGAACCGCTACCAGATGGCGGTGGACGAGGACTACTACGACGGCATGCAGATCTCGCCCGACGAGGCCGCCGAGCTGCTGGCCCGCGGCCAGGCGCCGGTCGTCTACAACGAGGTCAAGCCCACCGTCGACTGGATGATCGGCACGGAGCGGCGCACCCGCACTGACTTCAAGGTCGCCCCGACGCAGAAGGGCGAGGACGCGCTGCAGGACGCGCAGAGCAAGACCAAGCTGCTGAAGTACATCTCGGAGGTCAACCGCACGCCGTTCACGCGCTCGCAAGCCTTCAAGGACGCGGCCAAGGCCGGTCTGGGCTGGATCGAAGTCGGCGTGCACGCGGACCCCGAGGACGAGCCCATCTATGACCGGGCCGAGTCGTGGCGCAACATGCTCTACGACTCGCTGGGCACGGCGCTGGACTTGTCCGATTCGCGCTACCTGTACCGCATGAAGTTCCTGGACGTCGACGTCGCGAAGGCCTACTTCCCGGGCAAGGCGGATGAGCTCGAACAGTCCGCCGAGAGCAACCCGGGCAACCGCGGCTTTGACTGGTGGTACGGCCGGCGGCTCTCCGAGGTCGACCCGGAGAACGGCGACACCTCGCTGCAGTCGCGCTGGATGTACTACGACGCCAGCGCCTGGCTGCACAACCCGCGCGACCGCGTGCAGGTCTTCGAGTGCTGGTACTACAAGCCGACAGCCTTGACCACCGGCGTCGGCTCGCGCACGCACGACGCGCTGAAGATGGCGATGCACTGCTGCATCTTCACCGACACCCATGTGCTCTGGTCCGGCCCCAGTCCGTACCGGCACAACCGCTTCCCGTTCATCCCGGTCTGGTGCTACCGCCGCGCTCGGGACAACGCGCCGTACGGAATGATCCGCAACATCCGCGGGCCGCAGGATTCGCTGAACAAGCGGATGAGCAAGTCGCTCTTTGTGATGTCGTCGAATCAGGTGATCCTCGAGCACGACGCGATCAACCCGGCCTTCATGGACGAGGCCGAGATCCGCGAAGAAGCGGCCGCGCCCGATGGCATGATTATCCTGGCCAAGGGCGGCCTGCAGAAGTTCCAGGTCAAGCGCGAGAACGACGTCGCGCAGGGCCATCTGGCCTTCGCCGATCGCGACAAGACGACGATCCGCGAGATCGGCGGCGTGACCAGCGAGAACCTGGGCCGCGACACGAACCTTGTCTCGGGCGTGGCGCTGCAGAACAAGCGCGAGCAGGGAAGCCTGCTGACGCTCGAGCCTCTGGACAACCTGCGGCTGGCGCGTCAGATCGAAGGCGAGCTCAAGATCGCGCTGGTCGAGCAGTACTACACCGAGCCCAAGGTCATCCGCCTCACCGGCGAGCGCGGCAAGCACGACTTCCTTGAGCTGAACCAGATCGATGAGACCACCGGCGAGCGGCTCAACGACATCACCGCGCACAAGGCGCAGTTCATCATCGACGAGCAGGACTTCCGCGAGGACCTGCGCCGCGCGATGTTCGAGCAACTGATGGAGATGCTGAGCCGCATCGCGCAGATCGACCCCATGTTCGCGCGCAACACGATAGACCTGGTGCTGGAGTTCGGCGACATGCCGGGGCGCGAGGAGTTGGTCAAGCGCGTGCGCGAGATCACCGGCCAGAGCGACCCGGACGCGCCGCCCGATCCGGCCAAGGACCAAGAGAAGGCCGCCCAGCAGGCGAAGGCCGCCGAGCTCGACGCGCTGACGCTGGAGAAGCTGCGCGCCGAGGTGGCCGAGCTCAAGGCCAAGACCGGCAAGCTGGACACCGACAAGGTCGCGCGCATGGTCGAGGCCATGTTCAACGCGATGCAGGCCGGCCAGATCGTGGCCACCACGCCGACCGTCACGCCGGTCGCCGACGCGATCCTCGCTGGCGCCGGCTACACCGACGCCGGCGGCCAGGATCCGAACCTCCCCGCGCCCGCGCAGCCGGCCATGCCGCCCGCCGCGATGGCTGCTGGCCAGCCGCCGATGGCCGACCCCGTCGGTGCCTCGGGCGCGCTCTTCGGCGGCGAGGTCTCA